TATAATCTAAAGACTGTTCAGATGTCTAATGACAAAGGAACATGGTTTGGATGGGATGTAACTAAAGTTGGTCCTGTTACTGATAAATCTATCTATGACATAGCTAAAAACTTTGCTGAGCGAGTAGGCAAAGGTGAAGTTCAAGCTAAACATGGATCAGAGGAAACTTCTAGTACACCGTACTAACCGAATCCTAGGTAGTGGGCGTCTAAGCGAGAGTGGATACGCCCACTTTTAATTTATGTCAGTAGAAAACTTTAAAAACATATTTCAAGGATTAGAACGTGCTCATGGTTGCACTAAAGTAAGTGCACCTGCAGAAAATGGTGTCAAATTAAAAGGACAATCATTCGTAGTACGTCAGCCAGTGACCACGGAACTGTGGACCATGCATTTAAATGGCACACAGAGTCTAGGTATCATACCAATTAACGAAGATAATCAATGTGTGTGGGGATGTGTAGATATAGATTCCTATGCAGGATTTGATCACAAAAAATTAATAGATAAAATAAAACAATTAAAATTGCCCTTGATTGTGTGTCGATCAAAGAGTGGTGGAGCACACGTCTTTCTGTTTACAACAGAACCCGTATCAGCAGAAAGAATGAGAGACAAACTTACAGAAATAAAAACAATTTTAGGATATGGAGGATCAGAAGTTTTTCCAAAACAAATTAAATTAAAATCGCAAGATGATACAGGAAATTTTTTAAATTTACCATATTTTAATGGTGATAAAACAACACGTTATGCATTTAAAAGTGATGGAACAGCAGCGTCTTTACAAGAATTTTACAATATATATGAAAACATAAAACAATCTGATATTACAAAAATTAAAATAGAAAGACCACAATCAGAATATTCAGATGCACCACCATGTATAGAACTAATGGCAATAAATAAAATACCAGAGGGTGGTAGGAATAATGCAATATTTCATTATGGAGTATATGCTAAAAAGAAATGGCCATCAGAATGGAAGAGTAGACTTACAATGTTTAACATTGCAGCATCAGCAAATCCATTAAGTGAATCCGAAGTAGATATAATTAAAAGACAACATGATAAAAAAGATTGGGGTTATAAATGTAATGATACACCTATGTGTAATTTATGTGATAAAAAATTATGTAAAAGTCGTAAATATGGAATAGGAGAAGAAATAGTATTTCCTGCATTAACTGATTTACAAAAAATTAAATTAGAAAAACCATATTATTATTTAAACGTAGATGGTGAACGACTACACCTGGAGAATGTAAAATTTTTAAAACAACAAAGTCTATTTCAAGAAGCATGTATGGAGCAACTAGACTTTAAACCACCAACGGTAAAACCAAAAGACTGGGACATGATAATAAATCCACTAATGAAGAACCACGAACCTGTCGAACCACCAGAAGGTGTGACAACACACGATCAATTAAGAAATCATTTAGAAGAGTTTTGTTTAAATAGACACATAGGATCAGATATAAATGATCTTAAAAAAGGTGGTGTGTGGACTAGTGATGGTTATCATCATTTTGTATACAACAGATTTTTTAATCAATTTTTAATAAGACAAAGATGGGATATAAATTATCAAAGAACAGCACAGATGTTAAAAGAAACATGTAATTGCCAAGAAAAAAGAGTTGGTAAAGAAAGAATATCTGTATTTGTGGTTAAACAATTTGATAAACGAACAGAAGACTATAATGAAAAAGAATTAAAACCGAAAGATGTGTTTTAATGATTAGAGATCAATTACTTTTATTTCCAGAACTAGATCCTTTTAAAACTATAATTAAAGATATTGATTATGTAGATATTTCTACGTTAACAGATCCAAACCCTAGTCATGCACGATTACATCAATATAATTTAATACCTAAAAATAAATTTTTTCTCTACAAAACAGGTGGAGTAAATCCTTTTAGACCTGAATTAGGAAATATTTTTCCTTTTATAAAAAATGAAAAAACAGGAAAAATTTTAAAACTTAATATATCAAAATTTTATGTGCGAACAGGTGTTAGAGCAAAAAATGGAATTTATGTAGATATTAAAATGCATAGAGTAGTTGGTTTAGCTTTTATTAAAAATGATAGCCCTAAAGAAAAAGTATTAGTAGATCATATAAATAATGACAGACTTAATTATAGCCCTAAAAATTTACGTTGGGCAACCCATAGTCAAAATAATAAGGGTGTATCTAGATCTAGAAATGAATGTTGGGAAGTAACCATGATTAAAAAAGGAAAAGTTTAATGAAGACAATAGTATTAGGACCACCTGGCACGGGAAAAACAACGACACTATTAAACAAAGTAGATGATTATCTTAAAAATACAGATCCAGATAAAGTTGGTTACTTTGCTTTTACACAAAAAGCTGCTTATCACGCTAGAAATGAAGCAATAAAAAAATTTAATTTAACTGAAGATGATCTTCCATATTTTAGAACACTACACTCATTAGCATTTAGAAAATTAGGATTAAAAAAAGATCAAGTAATGCAACCAAGACATTACAAAGATCTTGGAAAAAAATTAGGTTTTCCTGTGGCGTATGCAGAACACCAAGAAGATCATGGTATATTTACATCTGATAGTGAATACTTACAAATTATACAACTAGCACAACTTAGAAATATAACTCCAGAACAACAGTACAACAGGATGGAGCACACACAAGATTTAGAATTAGATAAGTTAAGAATTATATATAATGAATTAAAAAGATATAAAAAAGAATATGCTTTAATAGATTTTAATGACATGATTACAGAGTTTACTAAGTCAGATAAATCACCAAAGTTTGATGTTGTGTTTATTGATGAAGCACAAGATTTATCATTAATGCAATGGGATATGGCAAAATCTATTTGGAATAAAACAGAGGATACATTTATTGCAGGAGATGACGATCAAGCTATATTTAAATGGGCTGGTGCTGATGTAGATTCTTTTATTGCACTTAAAGATCAAATGATTAATCTTCCATTAATACAATCACATAGAATACCTATGAAAGTTCATGCATTAGCAATGGGAATTATTAACAGAATTAAAAATAGAATAGATAAAAACTGGCAACCTAAAACAAATGAGGGAAGTTTACACAGACATTTTGACATAGATAGTGTGGATATGTCATCAGGTGAATGGCTAGTATTAGCAAGAACAAGACACATGTTAAAAGATGTAGAAGACTCTTTGTATAGAAAAGGTTTTTATTATGAAAACAGATACAAAAGAAATTACGAAAAAGATTTACAAGAAGCAGCAACTGATTGGGAACACTTAAGAAAAGGACAACCATTAAATTTTAAACAATTAGAAAAAATATCTAAATACATGACTAATGAAAATTTTGATAAACAAAAAATAAAAGGTATGGCTAAAGAGAGTATGTATGACATGGATACTTTAAAAAAATATTATGGTCTAAAAACGAGTAATGAATGGTACAGAGCTTTTGATGATGCAGGTCAAACCAGAGTAAATTATTTAAGAAAAATGAGAGCAAACGGTGAGACTTTAAATAAAAAACCAAGAATAGAGTTATCAACTATTCACGCAGCAAAAGGTGGGGAGGCACAAAACGTTGTTCTCTTGACTGATCTAACACAAACGACTATGAATACGTATGAGAGAAATCCAGACGATGAAAATAGATTATTTTATGTGGGTGCAACAAGAACGAAAGAAAATTTGCATATAATAGAACCAAAGAGAGCAGATAAAGGATACATAATATGAGTGATGAAATATATAAAAAACAGGTAGGTGGGACTCACTACCAGTCTATGGTTATTCAACCCTCAGAATTTATTAACAGAAATAACATTCCGTTTGCAGAAGGGAATGCAATTAAATATTTATGCAGGCACAAACAGAAAAATCAGAAACAAGATTTATTAAAAGCTAAACATTATATTGATATGGCTATTGATAGAGACTATTCGGAAAAACTAAAAAAAAAAATCAAACTCTTGGACTGAGGGTTATAACAAATGGAAGGAAAATAAATAATGCAAGTACCACTTTTTAAACCACAAACAGAATGGTTACCTCCAGAAGAATTTCCAGACTTATCAAAACATACTGAAATAGCAATTGATTTAGAAACAAAAGATCCAGACTTAATGAAGATGGGATCAGGATCAGTAATTAATAATGGTGACGTTGTAGGTGTTGCTGTAGCTGTTCAAGGCTGGTC